ATGAACGCCTATCTCGGTGCCCATCATGATCAGGAGTTGAGCCTTGACTAGACGACAGGAAAACAAATTGATGGCACGGTTGGACGAGGAACTTCAAACCTTCTCCAAAATGCTTCATCCCGATTGGCTCGATTGGGCTATTCAAGCTGACGTTGGCTACGGCCCATGGCACAAGGTTGCCCAACTGGCCGAAGTCGTTCTATGTTTGACGAAGGAGAGAGATAATGCGTGACAAGAACACATATCGCGGTGCTCGTCGCGGTGCAGCCAAGACCCTCCGTAAGACTGCTCCCCGCCCGAGGGTTTCAGTCAGTGAAGCTTTTCAAGACGTTACGGGACGACTGAAATATTTTCAAAATAGGCGTTGACATTAGTTTCAGCTTGGTGTAGGGTGGTCTCATAAATCAGGAGGCCGACATGGCTAAGTTGACATACGAACTGAACGTCGATGGTCACTTCGACAATTATTACGTCATCAAGCGAGATGGCGTGAAGATGGGTCATATCTTCTGCCTTGATGAAAACAAGAAGAAGATTTGGGCGATCTGTGTCGGTCGTAACATCGTGGCTAAGAAGGCCATGTGGAACGACGCCTGGAACTGGTTCAAGTCTCGTGAAGTGCCCGAGATTGTTCCTGAAGCGGTTTGAGCCCCACAAGGGCTAAAGTCGCGTAATAAATAATCTTTTTTGCGGGTCGTCGTAAGTATAGGACAGCGGCTTTTTGTGCCGTTAATGGTAGGGGCAGTGCCTACCCCCGCAGCTAATATGGGTGGATGTTCTCTTGCCGTAAGGAGAGGGGGCTTCAAAACCATAGAGTACGCCTCTATGCTCCATCCTTCGTCCATGCCCTTGTGGCGGAATTGGTAGACGCGGAGCACTCAAAATGCTCTGCCCGCAAGGGCGTGTAGGTTCGAGTCCTATCATGGGCACCAGAATTGTAGACTTTGTGAGAGACTGGCGAAAGTTAAGAGACGCACCGCTGATAAGGGCGGCTTGAGAAGATAGTACCTAGCGGTGAGTTAAAAACGCTGAAGTTCCATGGTAAGCTTCAACTACCCCGACTAGCGAACGCCTTCGAACATTCCACGAGCATTACGTGGGTCTCTCACAAAGTCCGCAATAAATAATTCGCTATCACGCCCCTCAAACGTAGATGGCGACGTAGCTGTCCTGTAAACAGCAGAGCAGGGTTCAAGTCCTTGGGGGGGCACCATTTTTTTTATGAGGTTGTGATGCCATATCAAGCACCAGACGGTCATTGGTACGCGTTAGGCGACAAAGACGGACCAAAGTGTCCCGAGCGAACTTGGTGTTGGATCACCACACTTTCGCCATTTTTATTTGGTATTGTGTTTATTGTTGCCGCAGCCTTGCTGTCGGCTCACTAATAAATAAACAGAGTTCATCGCCCGTGTGGTGGAATTGGCAGACGCGTTGGTCTTAGAAACCAATGCCGAAAGGCGTGTAGGTTCAAGTCCTACCATGGGCACCATTTTTAGGAGAGAGCCATGTCAGGTGGAGAGCAAGTAGTTTGGGCGAAGCCAATCGAAGAGGTTCTTCTGGACAAGTTCTGGTCGAAGCCATGTGGTGGTCCGATCAAGCCTTGTGGAAAGATTTCACGTATGTACAGACCAACTATTGTCCTTGGTGAAAAGGTTGGCGTATGAAGCCGAACATCGTTTTGCTTGAGAGGGTTGGCGTATGAAGCCTTCATTTCCGCCAGAGCCTCATCGTTTGCTGAATAAGCCTTCTGGTGACCCTATTCGCCCTCGCTGGCCTATTATCTAAGAACAATAAATAACCAAGCATCCACATGTACGCCCCTCCGCTACGAACGGAGCCAAAGCTAACTGGAGGTAAGATGCAGGTTCGACTCCTGTCGTGTGGGCCAATTTTGGAGTAAAGACAATGGACTCAGGAACAAAGATGGGCATTACTCGCGGCGGATCACGCCTTATCAAGCCGATTGACGGCGTAGAGCATCACTAGCATTTGCTAGGAGTGTTGTAACGAGTACGCATGGGTGGCTGTGAACCATTCGGTGAAGGTGCAAATCCTTCCCCTAGTACCAATTTTTAGAAAAGACTTGACAAACTGAAAAACATGTGTTATATAAGCCCCTTACGGTATGTACCGATGGAGGCTCCTATGAAACACACAGTGTCGTATACTGAGAAGGACAATCGAAAAGTCCTGATCGAGAGAACCAGGGAGTTTCCAGACGTTCAGTCAGCCTGCTCATTCTTCAAGACAATCAAGAGCAAGTCGATCACCGTCCCGATTATGGAAACCGTAGGTGAAGAAGGAGTTTATATTGGACCAGTCACAGCCTAAGCAGCCGCCATGGCCCTCGAAAGAGAGTCTAATGGCGTTCCACAATACACTGTCTAAGGCGTTGGATACCTTTCAAAAGGTCAATCCGACTGTCCCGACACCAGTTGCTTGTGGCTGTGCCCTTCAGCTTATGCTCAACTTTCCACATAAGTGGATGGCTGACTCAGGTAAGGCTGACCAATTTGTGGCTGCAATGACAATGCAATCTGAGCAGTTTATGTCCCTGAAGGCGAGAGCCGATACTGGCTTGCCAGTAGATGGGTAAGGTCGTTCCAATTTCTTCTCATCCTCGATGGAATGGGAAGTGGAGGGGTAAGGCAGTCGATGTACCTGACGATGATGACCCGCTTGTTGTAAAGAATTTGAGCAAGTTGGACATTATCAAAGGTGCGTTGTCAACTGAGGATTATTTGGAGTTCATCGAAGCTTGCGTGGACATAAAGTTCTATAACGAAGTGGATGATGAAATCGCAGATATGGTTGACTTCTTCTATGATGAGAAGAGGTTAGCCCTTTGAAAAGTCGAATAGTTCGACTTATGAAATAGGAGTAGTGAATATGAGTATTACGAAGCGTAACCAGAAGATCGTTTCAGGTCTTAAGAGTGGCGAGACCTTCCGTGCAGTAGCGGAAAAGGTTGGCGTCCATCACCGCACAGCACAGCGAGTTGCAGCACGAGCAGGCCAGTACAGTGCTCGTTCATATGCAGCTTACGAGAGCGACTTCAACGCAAAGGGTGCGAAGGTATTTCGCAAGTTTATCAACGCCTAAATAATAGGCTCTAACTAGGACGACTACAATGTCAAAGGCTGTTCGTTTTGACTTCAATTGGCCTAAGCCACCTGATCCCGAACAAGAGGTTATCGAAGAACCCACAAAGGACGAGGTTCGCGGCAAACGAGACCACAAGCATGGTCATGACCGCGATAAAAACAGGAAGGACAAGAAGTTCGAGAGCGGCTGGAATTAGTTCTTGACATTGTAGTAAGTTTCTGTTATATATAAGGTCTTCGGAGGGCAGCGTGAATTCTCTAGGAGCCGAACTTGGGGCTTTCCCAAGCGTAGCTCATTCGTATCGAGGGTGACTGATGGCAAAGCCGAGAACGATAGTAATCAGTCCCTTGGCTCCTAGAGAACTTAGTTAAAACGGTTCTGTTATCTTTCCGTGGTGTAAAAGAGAAACTGGTGCGGCGTGGTAGTAAAGAAATTTGCTATCGCCTCAAGTTTCCTAGTTTAGAAGAAACTAGGTGGTGGAGAGAGTGATAGGCTAACCTATCGTCTCCCGTTGTCGGACGTAAACCGACTGGTCAGAAAACTGAGACTGAGGGCTCGTCAGAGGACTTTTAACCCTCTTGACGAGCCCTTGGGCTATTATGGAGGAACTATGACACCGAAAGATATTGTCCAAGACGCAGTTGAATTGTATCACGATCTGAAGGCTATTATGGGTCTCGATTGTGATGAGGAATTTGTTAACATGCATGTGGCAGAAGGCTTTACTGCTGAGCAAGCGAAGGATATGCTGAATTACATCAGTGGTCTGAGTTCAGAGCTTATCCGTATCAAGCATCGCAATGACTTCATTAATTAGTCCTGGCATTTACGTCTCTCCAGAGAAGTACTGGCAGAACATTCCGCCCCCTCCCGTCATGGATACTGTAGAGGATGTTGCGAAAGCCATAGAAGAAGCCTGTCATAGTTATGTTTATGCCATGAATAATGACGCGACCTATTGGCACATGAAGGAGACTATGACTTCATTGTTGCATATGGCCTACGCTCATGGTCACAGATTTGCAGACAGATTTGGTAATCCAATTGAAAACGTTGAAGACGTTGACGTTCAGGTCTACATAGAGGGCCATAATAGCTTTGTTAACTTCCTGCCAACACAGGATTACGTGAACAGACGAATGGAGAAATTACTTGGAACTTACGAAAGACTTATCAGGGCTATATTCGCCAACCCAGAGATGGAACGCTTCGACCCCTCCATTTGACATTGTTCCTGTTGCGGAGCAGATGGTTCAACTGATGCATGACAAGAAGGGCTTCGGGCTCGCTGGCAATCAGGTTGGTCTGCCCTATTCGTTCTTCGCCATGCGTGGCGGACAAGAAAACTTCTTTATGATCAATCCGAGGATCGTGAATGCCGAGGGAGAGATGCTGGACGACCTTGAGGGTTGCCTGTCCTATCCTGGCTTAGGGATCAAGAAGCCCCGCTTCCTGAACGTTCGTGTGCGTTTCATGGGTCCGAATGGTGAAACCTTCACCAAGGTCTTCCAGGGGCTCTCTGCACGCATCATACAGCACGAGATGGATCACCTTGAGGGCAGACCGTGGTGGAGTGGGGTATCGAAAATAAAGTTTGACATTGCGAAAAGAAAGGCGTATACTCGTGGATGGGATTATAAATCTCTGACATACAAGGGGCTATAGCTATGGAAATTGGACACGTTCGAACATACGAAGAACTCGCACGCGACAACGAGCGTCTGAGAAATATCGTTCGACACTTGATCCCCGACAAGCTTCCTGGCATGTATTTCATCTGCGGCGAAGCTGGCAATCATGATCGAAATGGTCTGCCCGAGCGTCTTATCGTATGCCCCGCATATGGGTCAGATGTAACGGAGGTCTATGAGATTGTCAAATGAAGCAATGCTTGACCCCGAAATGAAGGGTCAAGCACGCCAAATTCCATATCTCCACTCTGGTTTAGGGTGGGAATTCGAAGTGATGGTGGGGGCAAAAGATATAGCTGGAACTGATCTTATCACAATCAGAAATTGTAGCATCATTCCAGATCAATCTGCTGTAACCTTGAGATTTCGATGGCGTAAGCAAGAGTTTCAAGGCAGACGAGAAATTAGCTTGTCTGTTAGTAATTCGCATGGTCCATTGAAAGACTATATGACTGCGGGTGACAAGTGGCGTGTTCACACATTTTTCAATGGTGACACATTCCTTCTCAAGTTTCCTTCGCAGGCTTACCTCGATAGGGCGTTATCGTATGCCATGAGAAATCCTGGCCTAGGATTTTATAAGAAACGCCTCGATAGGTGGGGAAAGTATCAAGATGTTCTTTACATTCCATTGGAAAGCCCATTCTGGCTTCATAATTCCAGCCTTGGCAATCTGATTGAGTGGGAAAAGAAGCAAGCGTAATTCTCGGTTCAGATTGTTCTGCCGAGATGTTTAGAGTGGTGGGAGTCCGCCACAGGAGGAACTATGGAATTTTATACGAGTATCGACAGTAAGAACGACCAACTATATGTGTGCGGCTACCGAGATGGCAAGAAGTTTAAGGAAAAGATAACCTACCAGCCATATCTCTTTCTTCCAGCCCCCGACTTACCTAATAACAAATCCCCCTACAAGACAATCTTCGATGAGCCAGTGAAGCGTCAAGACTTTGCCACCATGTCTGATGCTCGTGCCTTCGTGGGTATGCGTCAAAAGATCAAGAATTCCAAGACCTATGGAATGACGGACTACAAGTTTGTCTACCTCTACGACCAGTATCCTGGCGTCGTGGACTTCGATTTCAGCTTGCTCAACGTCATCTCAATCGACATTGAGAACGACTCAGAAGGTGGCTTCGCTGACCTCGATACAGCCGACAAGGAAATCAACGCGATCACGCTTGCCAAGAGGCAGGACGGTCGTATGCGTTCGATCACCTTCGGCTTTTACGATTATTCACTGGACAGTGAAGATACCATTTACATCAAATGTAAGGACGAAGTTGAGCTTCTGAATAAGTTCCTTCGTATCTGGCGTTCGAAGGCGTGGTTACCTGACATCATCACTGGCTGGAACAATAAGTTCTACGATATCAGATACATAGTCAACCGCATGAAGCGTATCTTGCCCGAGGGCGAGTTTCATAAGCTGTCTCCATTCAATTGGGTAGCCGAAGAAAAGGTGAACCAACGCGACGGTAAGGAATTCGTTGGTTACAACATTTTTGGTGTAAGGATCATCGACTATTATGAGGCGTATAAGAAGTACGCCACTGGTGAGCGTGAGAGTTATAAGCTCGACTTCATCGCTGAATATGAATTGAAGGAACGCAAGACCGACTATAGTCAATATGGTTCGCTGGCGAAGTTGTATGCACAGAACAAGGAACTCTTCTACACATACAACATTCAAGACACGATCCTGATCCTTCGCTTGGAAGAGAAAATTCATTACATCGAACAGATCGTCACCATGGCTTACATTGCCAAAGTTAATTATGACAACATGCTGAAGACAGTGAAAGCGTGGGACGTTCTCATTCATAACCGCCTCTTGGAGCAGGGGATGGTTGTTCCGTTCTTTGAAGAGTCGGAAGATACCACAACCATCATGGGTGGCTACGTGAAAGAGCCGATCCCAGGTCTCTATGAGAATGTAGGATCACTCGACTACACGTCGCTGTATCCCTCAAGCGCTATGTCATTCAATATCTCGCCTGACATGTTGCAGGGGAAGACGAGCAAGCTATTCTCGGTCGAGACCCTGGATGGTCCAATGATGCCGAAATACACTGATGCTTTGGAGGAAAAGAACCTCGCTTTGACAGCGAATGGATGCTTCTTCAGATGCGAGAAGGAAGGCTTCTTCCCTGCGATTATGAAACACTTCTTTGCCGAACGCAAACGCTATCGCGTCCTTGAGGCAGAGGCTCGTGCGGAACATGAAGCAGACAAGCAAAACGCGACCAAGCGTAACCTCTATCTGAAATACAAGAACATTCAGACCGCCTACAAGCTCCTGAACAACTCAGGTTATGGTGCCATGGCGAACGCATGGTTTCGTTGGTTCGACAACCGTCTGGCCGAGGGCATTACGTCAACTGGTCAGTTGGCGTCGAAATATGTTGCCGTCCACTTGAACATCTTCCTGAATGACTATTTCAACACGGTAGGCAAGGACTACATCGTCTATCAGGATACGGACTCAGCCTATGTGGCATTCCCGAAGAACTTCAAAACACCGCAGGAAATCGTGGAGTTCATGAAGAGTACAGTACAGCCTGAGGTTGCACGTATCTGTGCCGAGTTCTGTCGCAAGATGCACGCCTTCGATAACAAGCTTGAGATGAAGCTGGAGAAGGTTTGTATGCAGGCGTTCTTCATCCGCAAGAAGCGTTATGCCTTGAACATCTCGTATGACGAAGGTCTGATCCACGATAAGCCCAAGCTGAAGGTAACGGGACTGGAGACTGTGCGTTCAAGCGTACCTAAAGTCACTAGAGATGCTATGAAGAGCATATTTGAAATGATATTCGAAGGGAAACAGGATGAAATTCACAAGTTTATCGAAGATTTCAAAACCAAGTTTTATAAAATGGACTTCGACCAGATTGGGGCTCCTACAAGCGTCAATAACATCGACCTCTATTCTGACGAGGTTAATCTATATGTCCGCTCATGCCCCATTCAAGTCAAAGGGGCGATATTCTACAACCGCTTTTTACGCGAAAAAGGGCTTGACAAAACCTCCGAGATGATCTATAACCACGACAAGGTTAAATACTGCTACCTCCACCCCGAGAACCCGACCAAGCAGGGAGTGATTTCTGTTAAGTCGGACTATCCGAGGGATTGGGGTCTCGAAAAATACATTGACTATGATCACCAGTGGGAAAAGACGTTTCTTAAGCCCATTGAGGCAGTCTTCGGGGTCGTGAACTTCACGAGTGCCAAAGAGGCTGACTTGAACGATATGTTTTGAGTGAGAGCCAACTGCCAGATGTGTTGGGACGGACTGTAAACCCGTTGCCTATGTGCTGAACAACGAAGGTGCAACTCCTTCCTCACTCACCATTCTCTCGAAAGGAGAACTTCATCATGACAAAGCGTACATATCCGACTATCGACCACGTTCGCGAAGTGACACAATTCAAGTCCAAGAAGCAGGCCGAAGGAGCCATTGAGGCTCTAAAGTGGCTCGATGAGGGAGCACCCCACAAATTCGACGGTCTCAAGGGCTACTACCAATTCGCCATGGACGTTTTCTTGATGGACGTGCAAGAGTTGGACAACCCGCCGCCCTCGCAAGACTGCGGAACAGCTTGCTGCATCGCGGGTGCCATCTGGGCCTTCACCAAGAACATGAACGGTAACCGTCCGAGCGGAAAGGCCAGCATGGATGTTTTCTCCATGGACCCTGAGGACGACTCCGACTATCCCAATCTTCACCCCGATCTTCACCGTCTCTTCTATGCTGACGATCACTATCTTGACCAAATCACGCCTGAACAAGCGGCGAAGACGCTTCGCAAGTATCTCAAGAAGGGCAAGGTTGATTGGTCCCATCTGGACGACTAACCTCATCTGAACCTCTCTCGAAAAGGAGATTTTATTATGGAACTCACAGTTGAACACGTTCAAAAGACTACCGACTTCAAGACACGCAAGTATGCTGAAGGAGCCATTGAGGCTCTGAAGTGGCTGGAGCTTGGTGCTCCCCATCAACTCGATGGTCTCAAGGGAAGGTTTCATTTCGATATGAATGAATTCATTTCCCCCGTGATCGAATACAAGGACAAGGACGACTACGAGCCAGAGCATTGTGGCACCGTTTGTTGTATCGCTGGTGCGGTCTATGCATTCAGCAAGAACATGAATGGTGATCGCAAACGCGAAAAGAAGGGGCCATATGAGTTAAACTCTTCGTTTGGCCTTACAACTTCATTCTGGTATAATGAAGACTCGGCTCCGCTGGCGAGGCTCTTCTATGCTATCCTGCCAGATGGCAATCAGTATACTGATATGGACAAGATTTCGCCAGCACACGCTGCGAAAGCCCTTCGTGTTTATCTCGAAACTGGCGTCGTTGATTGGGGCCACTTGGAGGACTAATGCAGCCTAGCAATTATATAAGAATGAATTCAGGTAGGAAGTTCTATTTCGATAACATTCGCAGAAATACCGTTCAGATAACTGATATCGCAAATGGACTTGCTGCGTCTGCCCGCTTCGGTGGGCAGACTGACTTGGATAAAATCTTGTCGATTGCTGAGCATTGCATCAACGTATCCTACTTCGTGCCGCCTGAGTATGCCTTTGTCGGCCTCATGCACGATGCTGCGGAGTCAATCATGGGTGACATGGTGACTCCGCTCAAGAACCTAAGCCCTGACTTCAAGGCTATGGAGAGGCAAGTTGACGCCTACCTCGCTGAGAAATTTGGGTACGAATACCCATTTCCTCCTGTGGTGAAGGAAGTCGATTTCGACATGTTCATCACGGAATATCATGCAGCCTTCTCCAATCGTGAATTGGTGTTTCCAGGCGAGGAAGACGATGCCGAATTCGAGCATTGCATCCCTCGCTATAAGGGACTGCTCCACTTCAGTTGGCTCAAGCCCATCGATGCCTACAATGCCTTCCTACAGCGTTATTCGGAGCTTGCACCATGACCTTCAATAAGGAGTTTTCTGGCTACATCAGAACCATCAAAGCTCTTAAGAAGATCGAGGATGAGAAGAAGGTGAATGACGGGAGCTACATTGCTTACAGCATTGAGAAGCTCCCTGAGTCTGAGTGGACCAAATGTGGTCTCTGCGGCGGCACTGGCTCGTATTATGAAAGTGGAGATTGCCATCGATCCGCTGGCACGATCCCCTGCCCATGGAATTGCCATAACGGCATTGTGAAGACGAAGCGTGTCGAGAGACGCGTCTGGCCGAAGCAGCCTTATTATGGATAGCGACTCTTTAGATAAAGACCTCATCAATGCGATGATGAATGCCTTGCGTGTCATCGCACCTGATTATTATGGTGATCGTACCATAAGGATGGATGCGGTCTTCGTTATCGATAGGCTCGACCGTATCGGCTGGCAGATCATCAGAAAGCCACCGCCAGCACCCGAGACCGTAGGAGTGATAGTTGCTTGAGACAATCACGGAGACCCCCTTCATGAGCGATCTGGCTGCGTCTGAGGACTATGCCGTTCCCAAGGTTACATATTGCGATTGCGTCCTCTCCCATAACGGTCTGGGCCTCGTAGGACGCATCTGCGACTGCATGGGCGACGATGACGAACCAGCCGAGAAGTGGTGCTTCTGGCCTGCCTGTAGCTGCGGGCGAGATAAGTGCGAGCCATGGCTTGATGAGGTTCCCTTCAAACCAATAAATAAGGTATGTGAAGCAACCAATACCATGTGCTTCAAACCCTATTGTAGTTGTGAGAAAACGGAGATAATGCATAATGGCTGACGAGACAGGTATCGAGGATTTCGGTTTCTCAATGACGACCGAAGAGAGTATCAAGAAGTCCGAAAAGGATAGTGCTCAGGTTATTCAGGATCAGGTTACAAAGGCTCAGTTGAAGCTGAACAAGATCAAGAACAGAGTTTGGCCCCTTCTTCTTTTACTGAAGAAAGACCCACACCTTGAGATTATCAAGTGGGATGGTGAGAGTCGTGTTGCAACAATCGATAAGCTAATGCAGGACATTACCGCAATCATAGCGGAGTAATATGTTCCTCACAACGATCCTATTCCTAGCGGCGTTGTCGATTAGTAGCGTCTCTGCCTTTTATTCTATAACAGGGTTAACAGCAATCTTCCCAGGAGCTTTCTGGTCAGTTGTTGTGCTTGGTGGTGTGCTGGAAATTGGTAAGCTCGCGGGCGTAGCCTTCCTCCATCGACATTGGTGCGATGCAGCATTTTTGATTAAGACCTACTTGATTATCGCCGTCCTGACTCTTATGTTGCTCAACAGTGTGGGTATCTTCGGCTTGCTGTCGAAGGCTCATATCGCTCAAGAAGTCTCGAATGCGGGACAGACCAGCGGCATCGAGATTATAAAAGAGAGAGAAAAGAGTGAGCAAACTACCATCACAGATTACGAGACCCAAGTTGGAAACCTTGACAAAGCAATCGCTAAGCTTACTGAAACTGGCCGTGCAGGACAGGCGATTGCCCAACTCAGTGCTCAACGAAAAACTCGTGACGCCCTCACGAAAGAGGAAATGGCACATCGATCCACGCTCGATGATCTAAAGAAGCAGGAAGTCGAAAAGACCAATTCGAACAACCTCTTGGAGGCGGACTTTGGACCTTTACAATATCTGGCTGACTTTGTATACGGAAAGGCAGACGCCACACAGTTGGAAAATACGGTACGCTGGATTATTACTCTCATTGTCGGCGTTACCGACCCTCTTGCTATCATTCTTCTTGTGTCTGCTTCTTTTTCATTGACAGCAGGAAGAAAACACTTGACATCTGGCCCATTAGGGGATATGATGATCGTTCATCCTGACCATTTTAAGGAGTGATTTTTACGCATGGGCATTATGGACAAACTGAAGAAGAATTCTACAATTGAAGAGACTGCGTTACTGGAACAGTCCATCCTTTGGGAAGACAAAGATATAATCAGCACTTCAATTCCTGCTCTGAATGTTGCCTTGTCAGGTAACCTAACAGGCGGAATGGGGCCAGGACTACTCCAGATCGCTGGTGCCTCAAAGAGGTTCAAGACGAAGTTTGCTATCGTCATTGCTGAAGCCTTTCAGGCTATGTTCCCCGATGGTGGCATCATCTTCTACGATACTGAGTTTGGTTCACCGAAGCCATATTGGGACAACATCAAGCGTGACAACGTTCTCCATTCGCCAGTTGCGAACCTTGAAGTCATGACCCATGACCTTGCCACTCAATTTGAGGGCATCTCAAAGGCTGACCGCGTGCTCGTGATCGTTGACTCGTTAGGTAATGCCCCCTCGATTAAGGAAACGACAGACGCATTGAAGGGTGGCAACGTGCCAGTTGATATGACCAGAGCCAAGGCTATCAAGTCAATGTTCCGCATCATTGGTCCGTCCATTGGCATGAAGAACATCTATATGATCGTCATCAATCATACATACAAGACGCTTGAGATGTATGCCAAGGAAGTCGTTGGTGGCGGCACAGGAACGGAGTATAATTCCAATGGTATATGGATTATTGGTGCAGAAAAGAATACCGAAGGTGAAGGTATCAAGAAGGAAACCGTTGGGTTCGACTTCAAGATCAAGGTTGAGAAGTCTCGTTTCGTCAAGCAGGATAGGAAAATTCCTATCACTGTTTCGTTCGACAGCGGCATAGATAAGTGGTCTGGCATTCTTGCCATGGCACTCGACTTGGGTTATGTGATCAGACCGACCGTCCAAACCTACGCCTTTGCTAATGCGAAGGATAAGACTTGGAAGCTCAAGGAAATTGATGACGCTTTCTATACAAATCTGATGGAGAATACAGACTTCCCATTGGCAGTTCAGAAGGAATACACACTGTGAAGCAGAAGCGAAGAAGCATCGAAGAAGTCGATAGGCAGATTGCTCATATGCAAGGAGCAATGTACGATAAGGCCCATAGTGGGCAAGCCGCTGGTAGAGACTCATCCAAGTCTCTTGAGAAATTAACCGCACTCTACGCTGAGCGTAGAAAACTATTAGGAGTTTGATATGAAGAAATTGTCACTTACGAAGAAAGTACCCACATTCAAAGCATTCCTTTGGGATGGTACTCTTGAGTCCTACCGAGCACTTGTTGATGAAGTTGGCAGTCGTGCCCATATTGAATTCCATATGAATGATGTTAGAGTTTGGTTGACTGCTGAAGACGTATTCAAGGTCGATGCTGAAAGAAACATCGTCCAGCCTGACCAATATATCCTTTTGGGTGATCAGGGACTTGAAGTTGCATCTTTCGACCAGATCAAGAAAAGGTTTGATATCATTGAGGAAAAGAAGGTCTACACTGGTGCATTAGCTGGTGGTCCACTCGATGCTTGGAACAATTCAAACATCAGAGGACCATTGGAAAACGAAGACGGCAATTAAAAGGAGAAGAAGATGAGTGACGTGAATGTTGTGACGACCCCCCTCGACGGGACTGCCGAGGAACGCATTGCTACTTCTGAAGTGAACGCAGGCCACTTGAAGGCGTTTATCGAACGCATCGAGCGTCTTGAGGAAGAGAAGACTGGCATTGCCCAGGATATCAAGGACGTGTACGGAGAGGCCAAGGCGAACGGTTTCGACACGAAGATCATCAAGAAGGTCGTTGCACTACGCAAGCTTGACCGTGACGAGCGTAACGAGATTGAGACCATTCTCGACCTCTACCTCTCAGCCTTGGGCATGAACTGAGTGAAACCCACTGAGCTAGGTGCCATTCAGAAGGCAGTTCCGAAGGATATGGCTGCGTGGATGCTGAAACGCGTCCTCGACCGCGACCTTCTCAGACCCATGGTTCATTGTGACAAAGCAGTCGATATCGACACGCTGGACCCAATGATCATCTTGCATGTGCATGTTCCTTTCGAGCAGTGTCTCGATTTGGGGCTTGACGGACTTCCAAAAGTCTGCTAATAAATAATCCTGTGCCATTTGCTGGAGTGTAGGAAAACTGGTATCCCCACCTGACTGTTAATCAGGCGTGCCCAAAAGGCCACTGTAGGTTCGACTCCTACCTCTCCAGCAAATGGCACATTTTTTTCATGAGGTTCAATATGAGATGGTTCTGGCAGAAAAAGCCCGATGACGTTCTGAATTATGTGAAGGCAGTCCTCTTCCCGCCAATCGTCCGCAAGGTCGTGGATGGCACTGAGTTCTTCGTGGACCGTGCGGTTGACTCGAATATCGAGGCAGTCTATCACGACCTTCAGGAAGGACGCTGCGACGAGATGACTTTCAACACACTTCGATTTGTGATCGACCAGTTGGGTAAGGTCCGCAACCGCTACAATATTCACTATCCGATCAACTCAGACCAGACCACAACTATGTATATGGTGAGTGCAAATGAGCCTAGAGACTGAGTACGAAGACCGTGAACTTTTCGATCAGTTGTTTTCTGATGCGATTGAAGTTGACGGTATGGGCGGTGCGAAGGTTTTAGCCGCGATCACCGATGGTGACTCATGGGCTTATGGTTATAATCGTGAGAAAACTCATCCGTTTCAGAAGCGTTTCGGGACGACCGAGAGCAGCATCTTTCTCCATGCGGAGATTGATGCAATCAAGAATTGGTTGAGGCATAACGGTGGCTTGCAGGACTTGAGTGAGTGTGACTTGTTCATCATGAGGGTGAAGCGTCTTCATCGCAATGGTCCTTGGATTACTGGCTTGTCGAAGCCTTGCACTGGTTGCAAGCGAGCTATTGCAACGTTTGGTATCAAGAACGTTATGTATGTCGAGAACAATGCAACGAGGTTTTCATGTCTTTAGAAGAGCAGCATTGGTTGAAGTTGAGTCGTGCGTGGGGAAGATATCGAACCGTCGTTGACTTTGCTAATCAATCAAGGGACGAAGCTGTACATCAAGCGTTGTTCAATATTTTCTGTCGAGAGTTTACGTATCGTCTTGAGATGGCTTTCAAGCAGTTTCTCGACTCCCAGAAAACAGGCTATGAAAGCTTGACATTGAAGAACTTCCATACACTTCTGAAGTGGGATATCGTTGATGCGTGGAACAATAGTTGCGGTGACCTTCGCCTCAATGATCAGTTTATGGTGACCATTGAGATGACTGCGGATGGTCGCTCGCGAGTACGTCTATTTTATCGAAGGGACACTAATTCGTGGGTTGATAAAAACTTGGAGTATGACGTAACATTCCCCATGCTTAACGAGCATGAGCGAGATGAGGTATACGCCAAGTTCCTCTAATAAATACTTGACACAATTCATTGGGGGTTGGTGTAATTGGTAGCACGCAGGGCTCTGACCCCTGAGGGCCGTCTCGGCAAATCTAGGTTCGATCCCTAGACCCCCAGCCATTTCCGTAAGGATTTCAATATGATAGTCGATTTTGTCGCTTACAGAGAAGCCAAGCTGGACTTGGATTGCATCAAGCGTAGAGTCGAAAAGGAACGTCTCAAAGGCTGGAAGAGCTTTCTTGAATGGAAGCCAGCCGAAGAGTCGGCCCAAAAGAAACTCGATCAGATCAAGAAAGCCGCTTGACAAGTTTATTGTGCTGTGCTAACGTGAGTTTATGATGGAGATTGACATGAACCCGTATCTGTGGATTGGAGTTGGCTACCCAGGAGTTGGGAAGTCGGTCTGGATCAAGAAGAACTGCGAAATCCGCAGCACGCAACAGATTGTCGTGCTTGGAACGGACTACCTCATCGATGCTCATGCCCTCCGCATTGGTAAGACCTACAATCAGGTTTTCAAGGACTATATCGATGAGGCGACGAGCCTCTTCTTCGCTCAGGTTCAGACTGCGTTCGCGGCAAACTGGAATGTCTTCATCGACCGCACGAACCTGACTGTCAAGGGACGACACAAGCTTCTGTCTTTGGCCCCAAAACACTACAAGAAGCTCGCCATCGTATTCACGTGTGACAAGGAAGTCCACGACGTGCGATTGCAGATGCGTCCAGGCAAGACGATCCCGAGGGGGGTTCTCAAGTCAATGGAAGAGAGTTTCGTATATCCGACCGTTGAGGAAGGATTTGACGCTGTACAGGAGATTGTAACAGGATGAGCTTCGTTTTAATATGTGCTGCTCTCCTGTTCTTCTTCTTGTTTGTTGACAATATGTTGAAGCAACACTTCGACATGGTTGATAATTACGTTTTGTTTTCTGTTTTCTGCTTCACTTCTCTCGCAGCATGGGTATTTTGGCCAATATGACAACAGGCGTCACATTCGGAACTTTCGATCTTCTCCATGCGGGACATGTCATGTTCTTGCGTGAGGCAAAGGAACACGTCGCCCACCTGACTGTTGGGCTTCATATCGATCCGTCGATTGAAAGGCCGCAGAAGAACAAGCCCATACAAACTTTGTTCGAGCGTTATATTCAATTGGACGCACTTGATGCTGTCGATTGCATTGTACCTTACGAGACCGAGAAGGATTTGGATTACATCCTTCGTCACTACAAATTCACCAAGCGTTTTCTCGGTAGCGAATACCGAAAGGATTTTGATGAACGCAAGGTTGGCTCGCAGAATACCTGCATGTTGACAAGAACCGAAATCGTTTTTCTTACACGATTTCATAACTTTAGCTCCACAGAATTAAGGGAACGAATTAAGAATGGCTGACAATTATGACTTGATGGAAGTGAACAAGGATGCCCATGGTGGCACAGAACTTTTCATGCACTTCCTCTATAGCGGCATTATCCCGCGTGAGTTGCTCGAAAACGTTCAGATCATGCCAGGACGCATCACGGATTTGAAGGAAGACAAGATCAGAATTCTGACCATGCATGACCTTCCGCATGAGCCTCAGTTCCAGCCCCTTGGCGACATTTCGTATCGCAAGAAGATACACCGAACGGTGTTCATCTCCCACTGGCAACAGCAACAGTTCATGAACCAGTTGAGGTTCCCGAATGACCTGACGAACCTCGTGATCGAGAGCGGCATTGAGCCATCAGTTCTGACCGAGAAGCCCGATCCAACGGATATTATAAATCTCGCCTACTTCACGACACCGCATCGCGGTCTCAACGTCCTCCTGCCTGTCTTCGCCAAGATCGCAGAAACCGACAAGAACGTCAAGCTGCATGTCCACTCGTCATTCGCAGCTTATGGTCGTCCCGAACAGGACTCACAGTTCGAGCAACTGTTCCAGATTTGCCGTGATCACCCTCAGATCGAGTATTACGGCTTCACGGAGCACGAAGAGCTACTGGCGAAGATCAAAGACTACCATATCTTCGCTTACCCTTCAGTGTGGCCTGAGACGGCTTGTAGAGCCATGCTAGAGGCCATGAGTGCGAAGCTTCTATGTGTTCACCCGAACCTCGCAGCCCTGCCAGATACGTCTGGAAGCCTGAATTTGATGTATCAGGGATCGACCAATCCCCAGGAGCACTTGAACGCTTTCTATACGGCCTTGACAGGTGCCATCAGCATCGTTCGCGAGAACAGTCCATCACTGCAACAGCACTTGGACTTCAACAAGCATTACGTCGATTGGCGTTATAACCCCGAGGTTATCGTCAAGAAGTGGATTGGCTTGCTGATGGAATTGAACAAGCAATACGCCGACGTGGCAAGCCGCAAGGTTTCAACTGACCAGATTTGGGTCATCGACACAAACAAGAGGTAAATTATGACTGTTCAGAGAGTCACCGATAAGGTCTACGTAGGCAAGTTCATTACCTTCGATAAGAGGGACTACACTCACGTGAACGCTCTAAACCCATATTATTGGGAAGTAAGCAACACGAAGGACGGTAGCCGTCTCGGTTATATCGAGTGGTTCAAGAAGTGGAAGAAGTTTTCCTTCTTCAACTATGAAGAACCATGTGTGTTTGAAGAAATTTGTCTTGGCGATATCGCTGACTTCCTCATTTTCCTGACAAAGGAAAAGAAAAAGCTTGACAACGTTGATCCATACTGATATAAGCATTCAATGATTGTAACTAAGACACCAGTACGTATCTCATTATTCAGTGGAGGATCAGACCTTCCAGCCTTTTTCCATAAGGAAGACGGTGCGGCTCTGTCTGTGACCATTGACAAATACATTTACGTAATGGTGCATCCAACGTTCAATCCTGGCATTCGCCTTAAGTTTGATCAGGTTGAATTGTTCTCGGACCTTGATGATGTCAAGCATCTGATAACCAGAGAGGCATTACGTTATGTCTATGGCCCAAATCTCTTCAGTGGTTGGGAAATTGCTTCCATATCTGATGTTAGCTATAATGGTTGTGGTCTTGGCACTAGCTCCGCATTTACTGTGGGTCTCCTTAACGCACTTCTATCAAAGCCTGGATACCACAGTTCACAATTGGCTTCTGACGCTTGCACAATCGAAATCGTAAACTGCGGTTCACCGATTGGGAAGCAGGATCAATATGCAGCCGCCTTTGGCGGCATGAACCTCTTCCAGTTCGAGCAGAGTGGTCGCGTCCGCACGAACGAAGTTACTGGACGCAATGTCGAGCTTCTTCAAGACAATCTGATCATGTTTTACACGGGAATTGAGAGAGACGGCAATGTTATCCTTAAAGACCAATCTGCCTCAATGGATGACCCGATTAAATTCGCTAGAGTTCAAAGAAACCGTGACCGAGCTTTCGAAGCCTATCGTTACATCTATGACGGCGACTTTGATGCAGTTGGAGACCTCTTTAATCAGTCTTGGGCAGAGAAAAAGCAGATTTCTAAAGGCATTACAACCAATGCACTTGACGATATTTATGATGATGCTATTCGTGCAGGTGCTCTTGGTGGCAAGCTTCTTGGGGCTGGCGGTGGAGGTTTCTTCCTCTTTTACACGCCATCGTATGGAGCTAAACGAGATGTCACGAATGCTCTCGGAAAACACGGAAATGTTAAACCTCTTGATTTCAAATTCTCATACGAAGGAAGTAAGGTAATATATAATGACCGAGAAACTTAGCTTCACGCCAGTTGAAGGCCATGTGGTTATCGACTTCACCAACAAGAAGACGAAGATCACTCCCTATAGAGCAATCGACATTGCCTTGCGTATCCTTGCGAAGGTGGAGTGGAAGGTGCTGGAAGACTACTTCCATCCCGTCTACATTGCTATGTTCGAAGAGAAAAAGGCCAATGCGACCGTTCCCAAGAACGACAACGGTGACGACGATGAGCCACCAGAACCTATAGCAGCATGAGCAAGATGACAGGAATGGAACTGCCTGAAGCTCTAGGCAAAATCGCAACCGCCCTGGAAGGGTGGGATGGCAAGACGGACACGATCACAATCGATCCGCTTCCTATCATTGTTCTCTTCCTCGCTTGGGATGAGACGAGAAAATACCTCACTGAGTCGATGGAGTTATCTGACAAGATACTCAATACGTTCTCCGAGACCAACAAAAGCATTCAGGAAGCTCTTCATGAGTGAGAAGTGTGATTGCACCGATAAGTGTGCTCGTTCTGGCCGAGTCAAGACCGCAGACGGCGGTTTGATTGCTTGGTTCACTCCTTATGTGCCTGAATGTGTTCAGCCCAATGCACCTGAATGTAAGTGTATCGACAATGACTTCCGCTTTCCTAACGATCCACGAAAGGTTCAGAATGATCATAGTTGACTTCTCAGGTACTATTGTTGCTGCGACTATGGCTAACATTCATTATCAACAGTATATGATTAACGAAAGCGATCCAGACTCACTTCCAGAACCAATTAGTGAAGATCGCATCCGCTGGTCTGTACTATCCTCATTGAAGAACTATAGCACGAGGTATAGAGCCGAGTACGGCAAGATGGTTATCGCATGTGATGGTCAGAACTACTGGCGTAAGGAAATATTCCCCTTCTATAAGGTCAAGCGAAAGCTAGATAGAGACGCGAGTGCCATTGACTGGACTCATGTCTATAAGGTCATCAAGACTGTTAGGGAAGAGATTAAGAAGTATCTGCCTTATCCCGTAATAGAGGTTGATAGAGCCGAGGGCGATGACGTGATCGCTACTTTGGTCGAGATGGATACGACCTTGAAAGATAACGTCTTGATTATCTCAAGGGATAAAGACCTGAAACAGCTTCAGATTTATCCTTGGGTCAAGCAGTATAACCCCGTCGATAAGAGATGGGAAGTGGCTGAGAACCCTAAGGATTTCCTGGCTGAGCACATTCTCATTGGCGACGTTGGTGACTCGATCCCGAATGTCTACTCCCCCGACAATTGCATTGCCCTAGGGCAGCGTCAGTCACCCGCTACTGCCAAGAGAAAGGCTCTTGGCAAGGCTGGTGCTTTGACCCCCGAGCGTTATGAATTGAATGAGAAGCTGATCGATTTAAGGTTTATCCCAAGTGACGTGACGTGGGAAATCCTTGCTGAATATGAGAAACAAATAAATAAACCAAAGGGTAAGCTGTTGTTTTATTTGATGTCTAACGGTTTGGACACACTAGCTGCCTCGATACAGGATTTCTAATGATTGCAAAATGGTTGGATGAGTTACAGAAGAAGGGTGCAATTGTCGATTATAACATAGATATAGACGACGTTACAAAGGAATACATTGTCACCTATTACACGCCTCGTGAACCTCTTACATTCGTTGTACCATTCACGATTGATCCTATTACTAACGAAGTTGTTTTCGAAGGAGACACACATGAGCCATGTTAAAATTAGTACCGTTTCCGAGTTATTCTTGGAAGCTTCAAAGATACGCACCCGTCAGGGCCGCATCGACAGCCTGCGTAAGAACAATAGCCCAATTCTGAGGGACATGATCAGTCTTGCTTATCATCCCGCTTATATCTGGTTATTGCCAAAGGGTGTACCTCCATATACGCCAAATCCGATGCCTTACGATGCCTTTGGCGTCCTCACGAAGGAAGTTGGAAGACTCAAGGAATTTATTTTTGGTGC